CGGTATAAGATAGTCGTTTAATAGGGTAACGTCTGCTGAAGTAAGGCCGCCGTTTTCTATCTTATCTAAAAGGTCTTTGTATAGTGGCGTTCCTAGTATTGGCTCTATACGTAGTTTTTGCACCCTAGCCAATATAACCGCTAGTTGATCGGTGTTAACGTTACCGTGTACTAAGCTATTCTTTTTTAAATAATCTATATCAACAAAAAAGGCCATAATCTAATTTTATAATAATACTATTTTCTGTTCCCACCCGTGGCGACATTTTGGGACGTTTACCCCGTCGCGGTTCCACCACCCGCCCGAATGAATCCAAATTTTTTCAAAGGGGACCAGGTTAGCCGCTTTAGCTATTACGCCTATTTGGTCTATTTCTTCGCGTGTATAAACTCTATTTAGGCTTATAAGTTCACGGCAAAAGTCCCGCGTTCGTCCTGGGCCTAAGTCGTCGGGACCCGTTACCCCTGGGCGTTTCGCGTAGCTATAAACTACGTTCATAGTTTCGGCACCTTGCGCGGCGACTTCTAATAAACCCGCTTCTGTTATTTGTCCCTTTGAATCTAATAAGCCTAGTTTAGCTAGTTTAGACATTATCTTACTTAGGTCGCTAGGGTTTAATTTAAGGGCTTTTAACATACTTTCGTAGCTTTCGCCGTTTGCTATTAACCGAATTACATTAATGTCTTTTTCAAGGGTTAAGGCGAAGCCGTCTTTAATGCTTTTAATAAAGTCTAATTTGCTTTGCTCTATGTCGTTCGTATCTACTTCAGCACTAGCTAAAAACTTTAAACCTTCTTTTGGTTGGCCTACCTTTTTAAATTCTTCGATTATAAGCGCGTCTAATTGTTGGCTTTTGTCCGCTTGGCTTTCGTGCTTTTCTTTTTCTATTTTTACAGTCATAACGGGCGCGGGTTCTTTTACTTCCGCACTAGCTAAACTAATTTCATTAAAGCTAATTTCGCCCGTTATGTTATTGCATAGTGTCGCTACGGTACGAATAAGACTTAAAAGGGCTTCTTGTCTACTTTTAAAGTAGTTGGCCTTCATTATTTCGTACCCTATTTCCATTTCCGACGCGTTGAAGTTCCCGTCCATAGATAGGCCAAATAGGGTGGCGCTTGTTACCGAGTGGCTCAAAAGTATGTTATTCCTTACGTCCGCGCTTAGACTTATATAACGGTCATTTAAGTCGTTGCCGTTTAGTTTCTCAATAGTTGCGGCGTTGTCTTTTCCATTGTTAAAAAGTACGACGGTACCACCCGCCGCGTCGGTTCCCGTTGCGCCTTTTATTCGGGCTTCTAGTTTCTTACGGTCCTGGGGTGTTTTGGGTTTGCCGCCGTTTAGGTTTATAATCGTACCTAGTCCGAAATTATTGATTATTTCCGAATGAGAATAATTGACTATTTCTATGTCTGTTTGAATAGATTTGATACCGCCAATATAAGGCGCTAAAGGATAGGCCCCCGTTTCTACTTTTTGTTTACCGTCAAAAACTACTTGCTTAGGCTTTTCGTAGTACATTAAGTAAAACTGTAGGCTATCGCGTTGTCCTGGGTCTAACGGTTCGTAAAGCATAAAGCCCGTATTTCTATTAGACCAATCAGGGCTTACCGCTATTTGATCGGTTTCGACAAGTTGGCGGCACGTTTCAAACGGGATTAAATCTAATCTAGCGCAATTACTACGGTCTAAGGACCACCGCCCCCGAAGGGCTACGCCGTTGTATAACTCTAAGTCTAGAGCCATTTGTTCGGCTAGTTGGTCTAGGTTTACGTCTGAAGTTCCGTTAGTAAACATACGCGCCCAGGCTTCCAGGTCGTCGCCTTCGTAATTTAAACCGCCTGAAGATATGTAATATACCTTACTTCGTACAATACCCGAATGAATAGCCGAACCGTAAAATAAACTATTTAACCATTGTGGGTAAAGGTTCTTTTCGCCCCACTTTATTACGCCGTTTGCCCTATCGACTTTTTCAATGGGTTCTAAAGTTACGCCCGTCCTACCAAAAACAAAGGGAAGGCCGCTTACTATTTCGTTACTATAATCGTTTTTAACTGTTGCCATAGGTCGGGCTTGAATTCGTTGGGGGTTCGTAGAAACTACCAGGCGTAAACGCTTTAGCTACCTTACAAATGCCTTGTTCTAGTAGTACCATTGTACTAGTATCGGTGCTTATTTCGTCCGCGCTTTCAAATATTTTGTATTCGTAAGTACCGCTAGTCATATCTAGGTCTGCGGGTAGTATTAAGTTAAATTCGCCGAAGCGTTTTGAAGCGGGGTTAAGCCTGGTTAAATACGTACTGTAAAAACTTTGTATTTGCAAATGAGAAAAAGTAAAAAAGTAATAGGGCGTTTCTAGTTCGGCCATTTGGGGCGCGTCTACGCTTAACCTATTCGTGGTATTTTTACTTAAATAAAGCACGGCTTACGATTTGTTTAGATCGGTTCTTTTTTTGCGCTTTGCCTTAACTTCTTTTAAGGGCTTCTTTTCGGTTTGTATAAACAGTTCTTCGCGGCCTTCTAGCATTAAGGCTAGTTCCGTACTTTCGTTTATTTCAACCATTCCGTTAAGTATTTTACTATACGTTAATTGGCCTAGAAATTCTTTTTTTAATTTTGACATATTGTAAAGTTAAAAAAAAAGGGGGTAGCCTTACGACATAACCCCCCTTAAAATTAAAGACTTGTTTTAGCTATGGGGTGCTAATAAAGCCGTAATTATTGCAACGTCCGAAATGACGGGCGCTACTACGTTTTCGTCGCCTTCCATTGTTAGGGTCGATCCGTTCATGTCCGTACCTTGCTGACCTGAAGCCATTTCGATAGTAGTAACCGTTAGGCCGTTTTCCGCACCTAAAAATTTACGATTACCGTTTCTAAGTTCTACTATTACCCCGTAGTAACCCTGAACAAATAAGTCCATAGCCTGGTCTGTTGCTAGTTCGTCGTCCTTAAACATAGCCGTAAAAGACTGTACTATGTTATAAGCCCCATTCGCACGGTCGCCCGTTGGCGTTTGGGTATAGCTTGAACTATTCACGTCTAAAGTATATCTAAAGCAAGTCCGCGAACTTGTTAAGGCGGTTACCGTTCCCGCCGCGTCGGTTGTATACGTAGCTATATTAGACATATCGATAGGAATAAAAGACTTTATACCCGCGATTGCTCTACAATTTCGCTTTGAATACCCGCTTGTTATTTCATCACACATTTTTTTAAGTATTAAAGGGGGCTATTAACCCCCGTTAGTAATTCTATTAACTAGCCGTTAAACCGAGTTTAACAAAGTACTCCGAAAATACGTAATTGATACCCGAACGCCACTTAACTGAAAAGTGTAGTTTTTCGTCGCTATCGACATACTTAGCTTGGTAGCCGTTTACGTCGCCGTCTAAGTCCGTTCCGTAGAATACGTATTGGTAAGGTACCGCGTAAACTTCGTCCGTTCCGTCTAATTGTCTTTGGCTTCTTACCCTTGTCGTAGTGGTTGGAAGTATAAAAGTCAATTCGCCGTTTTCGTCTGAAAATTCGATATTAGCCGCGAAGTCTTTGTCATTATAGATATTATCTAAACAATCTTGCGCCGTTTCGTAACCACATAAAATTTCTGTTACTACTCTGTTAGATTTCAATACTCTTGGTATAGCATTAGAAACCGCTTTAAGCGCGTCGAAGGCGTTAGTATTGTTGATTGTTGGAAATGCTACTGTAGCCGTTACTAGGTTACCGTCTGCTTTCCACAATTTTCTAAGTCCGTCGAAGAAAACTAAGTTCGGGTCTACGCTTGTAGTGTCGCCGTTAAATATTAAGTCTTGTATTCTTTCTTGCGTTTTCTTAATGTAGTAAGCTACCATTACATCTTCCATAGGCATAACCGTGTCTTGTACGTTTGCACCCGCCGCGTTCATTAATTGCGCCCAGGTTCCGTTTAGGTCCTCGTTACAATATTCTTCTTGAATCTTTAGCCTTTTAGTTGTTAGTGCTTTGTCAGTTAAAACTACGCCACCCGTCGCGGACCAACCGCAAGAAGTCGCCGCTTGTACCGTTGGGCTACTAGATAAAAGTTTGATTTCTTCGCTTCCTTTGTTTCCTTCCTGGATAGAAATTCGGCTTAAAAATTCACTTGAATTAATTAGATCGGAAATAATTTCCGCGCTTTGTTCGTCAGTATATGCGGGTAAGCCGCTTACGTCCCAGTCGAACTTGTCTTTTAATTGTTGTTTAAAATTTTTCATTTTGAATTATAAATTATTGGCTTACCGCCTTATCGTTTGTAAATTAAAGTTTTGTAACCGCTTGTTTTCTTTTCCGCTTTTACGAATTTTTCGGGGTTGTCTAGTTCGTCTACTAGCTTTTCCGTATAGCTTTTTTGCTTCGAAAGTTCCGTTTTTAACGTTTCGTTTTCCGTTGCTAAGGCGTCTACTTTTTCGGCTAGTTCGCTAAGTTTAGTTTCGT